GCTTTGCAGCCCGACAGAAGATTTTACTTTCGTCCATGCCAGAGGAGGACAAGCAGGCTTTGCTGGTGGACATAGGCCGGCTGGCTGAGGCGGACTATACCCAGATCATTCCCGATGAAGCGGACAAGACCGCTTAACCGAGTCTGGGCTGGCTTCTGTGCGGGCTTCCCGCCCATCCCTGCGCTAAAGCCTAGCGAGTGGGCAGCGCAGTATCGCGTTCTGCCGAGGGAGGGGAGCCAGCGGAGCGGGCGGTGGACCAGCTTGCCGATGCAGGTCGAGCCGATGGATGCCTTTGTTGAGCCGGACGTTTCCGAGGTCTTGCTGATGTGGGCGGCACAGGTGGCGGGCAAGACGGAGATTCTGCTGAACGTGATAGGCTTCTTTATCCATGCGGACCCATCGCCGCAACTGATGGTCCAGCCTACGGAGAAGCTGTCAGAGGATTTCAGCAAGGAGCGGCTCAACACGACGATCCGAGACACCCCTGTTTTGCGGGAGCTAATTAAAGACCCGCGCAGCCGTGACAGTAACAACACGCTTTTGAGCAAAGCCTATCCAGGCGGGAACATTGTGCTGATTGGGGCGAACGCCCCTAGCGGGTTGGCTGGCCGTCCCCGGCGCGTGGTCTTGCAGGATGAGATTGACCGTTATCCCGACAGCGCGGGAGCGGAGGGCGACCCGTCAGCGTTGGCCGACAAGCGTGCGGAGAGTTACAGCAACGCCGTGAAGGGCAAGACCAGCACGCCCACCCTCAAGGGATTCAGCAAGATCGAGGCTCGCATGGCGACGAGCGACTACCGCAAGTGGCATGTCTGCTGCCCCAAGTGCGGCCACGAACAGGTGTTGATGTGGCGGCAGATCATCTTCTCTTTCAAGGACGAGGCCGGCAAAGAATACCAAGACCCCAGCAAGGCTTACTTGGAGTGCGAGGGATGTAAGGCCCACCTCACGGACGAGGACCGCATTGCGATGGTGAAGGCCGGCAAGTGGAAGGCGACCCAGCCCTTCCAAGGTATTCGCGGCTACTGGCTGAACGGGCTTAACATCCTTTTCCCGGCAGGCAAAGGCTACAAGAACCGCCTCCACCAATTCGCCCAGGAGTTCCTGTTTGCCAAGAAGAACGGGCCGGAAGCCCTAAAGACTTGGGTGAATACCTTCCTTGCCGAGACATGGGAGGAGGCGGGGGAGACGCTTACCCCACACCCCATTATGGCGAGGCGGGAGCACTACGGCCCCAAGATTCCCAAGCATTGCGTTTGCCTTATCGGGAAGGCGGACGTGCAGGGTGACCGCATTGAAGCCGAGATTGAAGGCTACGGGCTGGGGCAAGAAAGCTGGGGCATCCGTTATCAGATCATTATGGGACCGCCCAACATGCCTGACGTTTGGAAACAGTTGGACGAGTTCTTCCTGCAAACCTTTGAGCACGAAAGCGGGGCAACCATGAAGGTCAGCATTGCCCTAGTCGATGCCGGCTTTGAGCAAGACCTGGTTCTGCAATACACGAAGCCCCGCGAAGCCCACCGCATCTATGCCGTGAAGGGGTCGAGCACCCCGCTTGCCCCTATCGTCACCCGTGGCACCCGTAACAACCAGCAGCGGGCGATGATGTTCCCGGTGGGTGGCAACGCTGCCAAGGATTTGATCTTCGGGCGGCTGCGGATCAACGAGCCTGGAGCCGGCTACTGCCATTACCCCAACGGCTACGGGTATGACGACGAGTATTATTACCAACTGACCGCCGAGAAAGCGGTGAAGCGTTACCACGCTGGCAATGCTGTCCGGGTTTACGAAAAGACCCGCCAGCGCAACGAAGCCCTCGACCTAAAGGTTTACGGGGTGGCGGCTTTGCACATCCTCAAGCCTGACCTCATGGCTTTACACAAAGAGCTTAACGGGGAGGGGGAGAAGGAAACGGAGGAGCCGGAAGAAAAGGTTGAATTAACCAAACCGTCTAGGCAAGTGCCGGCCCCGCCCCCCGCTGAACCGGAGAAGCGCATACCCATAAGCCAGCGGAGAAAGCTGGGCGGCTACTCTATCACTTGACGGTTGAAACCTATTTATGTCCGCCGAAACCGATGCAGCGAAGCTTGCCCGATGGAGAACCGAACTTGCCCAAGCAAGGGCAACCCGTGACCGGCTAGAGGTCAACGGCCAGTCCGCTTCGTTTGGCGGCGTCAACTTCTCCGGTGTTCAGTATGAAGCTATCCTTAAGCGCGTTGCGCGCCTGGAAGCGCAGATTGACGGCATGGAGGAGAAGATTGCTGACTCCTCAATTCGCCCCGGCGTGAACCTTATCAACATTGTCTCAGACCAGTAACATGGAAAAGAAAAAGGCGGGTAACTTTATCGTGCCGGCGGCTTCTGAATTTTCCATGCGCAAGGCGCGGGAGATGCGGGAGACTTCTGACAAGATCAACTTCCAGTATGCGGGGGCCAAGACCACGCGCTTCCGTGACTTCCTGGGCTACAAGGGGAGCGAGACTGAAAGCCAGCTCCTCCCGTATTATGACCGACTTACGATCATCACCCGACTGCGCCAGCTTGTGCGGGATGACCCTTACTGCGCCTCCCTGCTTACGGCCTACGCCACCCAGATGGGGACTAGCACCATGTCCTCCGTTGCGGGTGAGGATGATGACGCGGCCTTTAATGACCGGCACGAACGGCTGTGGTATGAATACGCCAAGCGGGTGGAATACACGGGGCTTTCTCTTTCTGAGGTGGAGGCGATTCTATGGCGCGAGGATTTGATTTCGGGCGAGTTGTTTTTCTTGAAGCTCAAGAACGGGCGTTTGCAGATGATCCCGTCAGAGTTCTGCTTTAGCGATTACGCGAACATCCTGCCGGACTCCCCCGAGGCTGACGGTGTGGTGGTGAAGGACGGTCTGGTGACGGGCTATCGGTTCGGCTACCGGGACAAATACGGCACGCTGCAACCTGGCAAGGAAATCACCCCGGCAGAGAACGTCATTCATTTCTTCTTTCAGGACCGGCCCGAGCAGCGGCGCGGCGTCCCTCGCCTGTCGTCGGTGCTGAATGTCCTCCAAGACATTTACGAGATTTGCAATGCGAAGGTGAATCAGGTCAAGACACAGAGCTTTATCAGCGGTGTGGTGACGAAGAACTACGCCCCGGCAGATACGGCTGACATGATGCGCTTGACCAACAGCGACGGCACGCGCAGCGATTATCAGGATTTGCGCGGGGGCACGTTGTATTACATGGAGACGGGCGAGGACATGAAGCCGTTTCAGTCGTCGATCAACGCGACTGATTTTGATGACTTCCTGAAGTCGCGGCTTGAGGCGGTGGGCGGTGCTATCGGTATGCCCCCCGAGTGCTGGATTGAGGGCTTCCGTGACAGCAATTACTCGTCAGCCCGTGCGACGGTTTCGACTTGGGTGCGGACGGCGGCTGCGCGGCGTGGTCATTGCGTGGCTCGCTTCCTTGAGCCGGTGCATGACTTCTTCTTGGACAAGCGCCCCGGCGAGTTCCCCGACAAGGACGAAGCGGAGGAAGTTATCTTCACCTTCCCGGCTGTGCCGGCGATTGATGAGGGGAAGCAGAACGAGTCGGACGCGAAGGCGCTGGCGGCGTGCCTGACTTCCTACCAGCGGGTTTACGGTTCGCGGGGTCAGTTTTGGGACACGGAGTTCAAGCAGATTGCGCGGGAGAAGCAGCGCATGGAGACGCTGGACATTGCCCCCAACTTCGCCCCCAACGCAACGGCAGGCACGCCCAGCAAAAGCCAGCAGGCCAAGCAGCAAGAGGACGCAGCCAAGGAAGCTAAGGAGGAGGAGATGCGCCACAAGGAAACGATCATCGCCTTGTCCGCGAACCGCCCCATTGTGCCCCCGCCCCACCAGATCACGGTGATGCCCCCGAATGTTACGGTTTCCCCTTCGACGGTGAACGTCCCGGCCCCCGTGGTTAATTTCGAGATGAAGCCCAGCACGATCAACGTCGAGCCGGCCCAGGTGAACTTTACCAACGCCACCCCTACCGTAAACGTGGCGGCAGCGGAAGTGAATGTTCCGGCCCCCGTGGTGAATGTGGCGGCGGGTGCGGCTCCGGTGGTGAACTTTGAAGCCCCGGCCCCGGTGGTGAACGTGACCACGCCGGCCCCTGTCGTTAATGTAACCGTTCCTCCGCTCAACGCCCGCGTGACCTTCGACAAGGACCGCACCGGCAAGATCAGCGGGGCGGACATTAAGGACGCTTAACCATGAGCGTCACCTTTCAGCCCAATGTGCTTGCGACACCTCCGCAAGACACGGCCATAGCTACCGACCAGCACAGCGGGGTGGAGTATCAGGTTGTTAAGCTGGCCGGCGAAACCGACAACGGTTTGCCCAAGAAACTGGCGAGCACGCCCGAAGGCCACCTAGAGGTTGCCATTCATGGACCGCGTTTGCCTTTTGGCGAGGTTTCGGTGGAGTCGCTAGAGCCGGTGTTTCAGGCCGATGCGGTGTATGGTCTGAACAGCGCGGAGATTCTTGCCACGACTGACGGCATCAGCGGCACGGCCACCGCCGCCAGTAATTTGTTTTCGGTTGGCACCGGGGGAACGGTTGCCGGTTATTTCGGCTCCATCCAGTCCCGCAAGCGGCTGCGCTACCGCCCCGGCCAAGGCGTCATGTCGCGCTTTACGATGCTCTTTACTCAGGGCATCGCCAACAACATTCAGGTGGTCGGGGTGGGCACAGGTGAATCCACCTATGCCTTTGGGTATAACGGCACCTCCTTTGGTTTGCTCCACTCGACGGGCGGCGTGCGCGAGATACAGACGCTCACGGTGACGGTGGGTGCGGGCGGGGCCGAGAACGTCACGGTTAAGCTGAACAACGTGGACACGGTGGTTGCGGTGGTGGCGGGCAGCACTACCTCGACGGCCTACCAGTTGAGCAAGGCGACATACGCCGGATGGACCGCAGAACAGCGCGGGGCAACGGTGGTGTTCCTTGCTAATTCGGTAGGCAACAAAGCCAGCACGTTCTCTGTGGCTTCCACGGGCACTACGGCGGGCACATTTGCGGAAACCCTGGCGGGGGTTGCGGCCACCGACACTTGGATTGCCCAAACCGCATGGAATGGGGATGTGATGGACGGCACCGGCAGCGCGTCTAATCCTTCGGGCGTTTTGCTCGACCCGACTAAGGGTAATGTCGGCCAGATTCAGGTGCAGTATCTCGGGTTTGGCGCGGTCACTTTCCAGATCGAGGCGGGGCTGACCGGGAACAACCCCGATTTCATCAACGTCCACACCCTCAATTTCCCCAACACCCGCACTGCAGTAACGGTCACTCAGCCGAGTTTCCCCTTCCTGCTTTCTAGCTACAACACGGGGACGACCACGGGCGCGGTCACGACCAAGGCAGGCTCCTTTGCGGGATTTATCGCCGGCAAGAAGAAGCTAACCGGCCCGCGCATGAGCTACTTCGTGAACACGGGGATAACCACCTCGACCTCCGCTTATGTGCCGCTTTTCACGGTGCGGAACGAGATTGTCTATGCCGCCAGCGGCACGGTGCGAGCGAATCAAGCGGTGGTGAACCTGCTATCCGCCTCGGGTGCCACCAAGGGTAACGCCAACAGTATCACAACCTTTTTCCTAGTTCGAAACGCCACCCTGACCGGCACGCCCAACTTTACCGCATGGGACGCGACCTCTTGCACGTTTGTCGATACTGCGGCGACGGGGTGCTCGTTCACCAGCAACGGACAGGTGATATGGTCCGACACGGTGACTCAGGATGGCGATTTCGTGTTCAGCTTTACGGACGAGATTTCGCTTCAGCCGGGAGAAACCATCACCCTTTGCGCCCGTAGTATCTCAGCCACCGCGACGGCCATAGGACAGATCAACACCCGCGAGGACCAGTAAATGCTCTTGCTGTTCGCAGGTGTGCGCGGGCGTAGGCCAGTTCAGCCGCTGCCAGAGTTGCCCGTTTATGACGAAACGGACGACATTGCCGTTGCGTTGACCCTGCTTTTTACTGCCCACCGGCAGGCGGGCCACGTTGACGTTCCCGAAATGGGAAATGGCAACCGCTCAAGCTCCCAGGACTGAATTTCGTTTCTCGTTTCAAGCCGCCTTCGGCCAGATTGACGCCGACAAGGGCGTTCTCCGTGACGTGTCCCTGATGACCGAGGGGGAGGCTTTGGGGCATGGGGTGTGGTGCGATACCAAGACTTTGCAGAGTGTTTTCGCGCTGGCGCAGAAGTCGCCCGTCAAAGCGTATCTCACGCATGGCGATTTCTTTCAGCCGGATCGTCTGGGCGATGAAGTCGGCCTTTTCTCCGGTCTGTATATCGAGGGCAACCAGCTAAAGGCCAAGCAGTTCAGCTTTTTTAAGTCGTTCAAGGACGGCGAAAACAAGAAGTATAACGCGCTCATGGAGTTGGCTTCGGCTGACGCCTCCATGTTTGGCGTTTCGCTCTCCTTCTCTGGTAAGCTGGCCTGGGTCTTGGAGGACGGCAGCGACGTTCCCGCCGATGAGGAGGACGAGATGCCTATGAACGCTGTCCGCGATATGCCCAGCGTGCGCGTCACCCGTGTTTACTCGGCTGACTTCGTCAGCGATCCCGCCGCCAACCCCAACGGGCTCTTTGATGCGCGACTCCAAGCCGCTGCCAAGCTCCTCGGCATCCCGCTTCCCTCTCTGGCTTCCCCTCTCCTTCTCAAGAAAGAGGATGCTCAACCCGTTGACAGCAACGAAAACAAGGAAACCCAAACTGATTTTACCATGATCAAAGAACTCCGTTCCAAGTTTAGTGACCCCGTGAAGTTCGCCCGTGCGTGCGAGCTTCTTTCCGACAACGAGAAGATGACCGTTGCCGACATTGAGGCCAAGCTGTCCGCCGAGGCGGAAGCCGCCCGCGTCCAGAAGCTTGAGGCTGACTTTGCCGAGATGCAGAAGCAGCTCGCCGCCAAGGACGAGGAAATCGCCAAGCTCTCCAAGGAGAAGGACGCTGCCGAAAAGGGCGCGGCCCCGATCAACCTCGGTGCGGGCGAGTCCGCTGTCGATTCCGGCGCTAAACTCTTTGAGGAGTGGAGCAAGCTGGGCGGCAAGGACGCCACCCTGTTCTGGAACAAGAACCAGAACGCCCTCCGCGCCTACAAGGCTTCGCTCAAGTAACCAATCAACATTCAACCCTAACTTTTTACTACAATGGCTACTCTTACCAATGTTAATGACAAGATCATCGCCCAGCGGGCGCTTGAAGGCTTTACCGAATACCTTCACCCCATGAACCTGTTCTCCACGTCTTATTCCGATGAGACGAAGAACAAGGGCGACACCATCATCGTTCCCCTCGTGGGCACCCTGACGGCCACCACGTTCAACCAGGATTACCAGGTCGGCGGCGGCACCCTTACTGCCGTGACGATCAACCTGAATGTCCACAAGATCGTTCCGCTCTCCCTGACGGACGTTCAGTTTGCCAATTCCTCGGTTGCCCAGCTTGAGAAGTGGGGCTTCCAGGCCGGTCAGGCGCTCGCCACCGCGATCACCCAGCACGTTTTCAGCTACGTCACCTCTGGTTCGCCGTCGTTCTTCAACACGGCTTACACCTATCCGGTTGCGTCGTGGAACGTGTCCCGCATCGCCACCATCCGCCAGGCGATGACCGTTGCCAAGGTTCCGATGGACAATCGCAGCCTGTTCCTCGACCCGACTGCCTACTCGCAGACCCTGTCCGACACCAACATCTCTTACGCGATGTATGCCGGCACGAATGATGCGCTGCGCGAAGGTCGTGTTCCTCGCGTCTATGGCTTCGACATCCGCGAGAGCAACCTGATTCCCACCACGGACACGATGTATGGCTTTGCTTGCCATCCTTCGGCCCTCGCTCTGGCGATTCGCGCCCTCGCTCCGCAGGCTCCTTCGGCCTACGAGGCGGCTGGCGTCGTCACCAACGCGGAGACGGGCGCTGCCCTCGGTATGCGCCGCCACTACCAGCCCTCCAACGGCACCCACTACCTCAATTTCGAGGCCATCTTTGGGGCGACCTACGGTATCACGGCTGGTCTGTCGCGCATCGCTTTCCGTTAATACGGAAAAGTCGGTTATTCATGTGGGAGGGGTCACTCGAAAGGGTGGCCCCTCTTGCTTTTTGGGGTTGCCAAGTCCTAAAGGAGTGGCTTCTTATTTGGGCACATGAATCAGCCCCTAATTTCGCTGTGCATGATTGCCGGAAATGAATCAATGCACGTTAGACGGTGTTTAAAGACGTTCTCGCCATGTGCTGACGAGATTATTGTGGTCCGGGCGATAGGTTCGCTCACCCCTGACGACACGCTAGACATTGCCAAGAACGAGTTCGGGGCGATCACCGCCGAATACAAGAACGGGGTGGGGCGGGAGGACTGGCCGCATGTGGACAACTTCGCAGCCGCTCGCAACATGGCTTTTGACCTGGCGAATGGAAAGTTCCAGCTTTGGGTGGACTTCGACGACATCGCGGAGCCGGATCACGTCCTTGGAATCAAGGAAGCGGCTGAGGATTGCGCGGACGGAAAGACCGATTGGGACATTTTTCACTTTGGCTACGTCATTCCTTACAGCGGGGCGAAGCCCTTGCGGGAGCGGCTTGTGCGGCGGGGTGCTGGACGCTGGCAGAACGCAGTCCATGAGTGCATTACCGACCTGAAAGACGGGTGCAAACAGGCTTACAACACGCAGCTTGAAATCGTCCACGCCCCGATGGAGAACAAGGTGAAGATGGGGACTAGCTCCTCCCGCAACATCCGCATCCTCGAAAGCATTGAGAAGAAAACGCACGGAGAGGCTTTCTTTTACTTCATGGAGCTTTGCGGGACTGGCCGGCGAGCGGACGCCCTAGAAGCTGGCAAGAAAGCCCTGTCTTACACCGACCTTGGGGACGCGGAACGGTATGAGGTCTTTATGAACCTCGCCAGCATGGCCGAAAAGAAGGAAGTGCGGCGGGCGTTCCTGTGGGAAGCGGTCAAAATCTCACCGGAGCGGCGGGAGGCGTTTGCCTTGCTTTGTGGGGACGCCACTAACTGCCACGAGCCTGACCTAGCCTTGGCCCTTGCAAGGCTTATGAAGGCACTTCCTAGGCCCGTGGTGAGGCATTACACGCACCGGGATAACGTCTATGGCTTCGGCGGGGATTTGATCCATGCGGGGGCTTTGCGGCTGAATGGCATGTTTGCGGAGGCGGACAAGCTAGAGGTGGACAATTTCGAGGCCAACGGGGCGAAGATTTCCCTCCTCCATGCCACTCGCGGACGCTTCCAGCAAGCCGCCCTTGCGCGGAAGTATTGGTATGACACCGCGATTGAACCGGGGGCGATTGAGCACATCTTCGCCATTGATGAGGACGACAAGGAGAGCTTTAACGCCCTTGGAACGTTCCGCCATGTGAAGGTAAAGGCGGGCGGGGGGTGTGTCGCAGCCTGGAACGCAGCGGCGGAAGCCTCCCGTGGGTCTGTCCTTATCCAGCTTTCCGATGACTGGATTCCGCCTATCGGGTGGGACAAGGAAATCTTGAGCCGCATCGGCAACGTGAAAAAGCCTGCCGTGCTGGCGATCAGCGACGGCCATCGCCGGGACGGGCTGCTTTGCATGGCGATCCTGACCCGCTGGCGTTACTGCGAGCAAAAGGACGAGGAGGGGAAGCCCTACCTTTTCCACCCCGAGTTTAAATCCATGTTCTCGGATACCTACTTTAGCTGGAAAGCCTACAAGGACGGGGTGGTGATCGACGCTACCGACTTCGTAATTGAGCACCGGCACCCCCTGTTTGATACGTCCATCCCCGAGGATAAGACCTATGCGGAGAGCAACGCACCGGAGCGATACGAGCAGGGCGGGAAGATTTATGAGCGGCTGACGGGCGAGAAACTCCCGCCCCCGCCCAGCAAAGAGGAAGCGGCGAGGATGCTGGCCGAAATGAGGGCGAAGAAATGACCAAGATTACCTGCTGCATCTTGACTTACAACGAAGCGGAGCGAATCCGTATAGCCCTGACCCATGCCTTCAAGTGGGCGGATGAGGTTTGCGTGATCGACAAGGGGAGCACGGACGAGACGCGCACCATCGCGGAGAACCTGGGGGCTAAGGTCTATGTGATGAACTACACCCGCCAAGGGCATGAGGACTTGGTGCAATACTCCTCCTTTGCATCGAATGACTGGCTGTGGTGCTTCACCCCCGGCGAGGTTCCGACCAAAGCGTTGATTGAACGGGGGCGGGAGTTGGTTTATTCCGGCAAGTATGACCTGATTCGCGTGCCGATGATGTATTTTTCGTTTGGCATCCATCACGAGAAAAGCCCGTGGTCGTGGTCGTTGCAGCCTCGCCTCTACAACCGCAAGCACGTTGTTTTCTCTGGGCAGGCGCACAATCCAATCGGGGCGGAACGGTTCTTCAACATTGAGCCCACCGAACACATCTACGTCCTCCATCAGACCCATTCAGACGCGCAGGGATTCATGCGGGCGCACGCCGATTACATGATAAACGAGGCCAACCAAGGCACGCCAGAGGAGGCAATGGCTCGCGCTATGGCTTGGATCGGGCGATTCGACGAAGCGTTCAAGGCCAATCAAGAACTTATCCCGCAGGCTTGGGGGTGGAAAATCTACTGGCTGGGCGTCCTCCTCCATGCGTGGGAACGGCAAGCCCCTAGCGTAAAGAAGCAATACAAGGAGCGGGCAGAGAAGTTCCTTGTAAACGAGTGGGGCGGAATCCAAACGGCAACCGACTAATGACACCAGAACTCTCCATCCTTATTTGCGGCACCCCCTCGCGGGCGCGTGACAAGGCACTTCCCTTGATTGAAAAGCTGGAAAAGCAGTCCCTTTTCCTGCCGGTGGAAATCCTCTATCTGCTGGACAACAAGAAGCGATCCGTAGGGCAGAAGCGGCAGGCTTTGCTCGACATTGCGCGGGGGCGATACGTCGCGTATGTGGACGACGACGATGACGTAAGCGAGGATTACATTGATTGCCTGCTGTCGGTTATCCAGGCGGACGAGTGGAGCGGGAAAGCCCCTGACGTTATCACCTTCGACCAAGCCTGTGACATTGCCGGCAATTTCGGGGTCGTGCGCTTTGGGCTTGGCAACCCCAACCACGACTTCGTTCCCGGTCATATCACCTTGCGGAACGCTTGGCACGTTTGCGCGTGGAAGCGTGAACTAGCTAGGACCGCCCGCTTCCCCAATATGATGGATGGGGAGGATTGGGCGTGGGCGGAACAGCTTTGCGTGCGGGCGCAGACCTCGGCCCATATTGACAAGGTTCTTCACCTTTACCGCTTCAACCCCGCCACGACAGAGGCTACCGGAAAGGAGAATCCGACATGAGAAACAAGATGCGCGTTTTGGTTCAGATGGTGGGCGATGACCGCTGGTTTTTCGGCAAGGTGGTGAACGCCCGCAAGCGTCAGATCAGGGTGGAAAACGGCCCGTGGGCTGGCATGGTGGCCGACCCTTACACCTACTTTGCGTGGCGGCGGACCCCTTGACGTAGCTAGGTAGGCATGAGCGAAAGCCTTGCTGACGGGATGACGACCACCCTTGCCTCCCTTGCCAAATGGACGGGAGACAAAATCTATTATCAGGGGCGGAACTTCGACGTTATCAGCGGTCCTATGGTGCTGATCGACGGGTCGGACCTGACCGGCTCCCTCCCCGGCAGGCTTTATCAGCGGTCCATCCAGAAGAAGGACTTCCCCGGTGGTCCGCCCCCCGAGGGGGCCAAGATCAAGATTAACGGCATCGAATACACGGTGCGGGGCGACACCCAGGAAGATTCCCTTCACTACGTCATCACGCTGGCAAAGCACGGGGCTTAATGGGCTTCGCCAAAGCACAGGTCAATTTCATCCAGTTCAACCGCGCAATGGTTGATTTGCAGCGCGTCACGGGTCAGACCATGAAGCAGGTTGTCAGGTCTGAGGTTGGGCATATTCTCAAGGAGTGCGCGGCCAAGACGAAGGTTGCCACGCAAGACTCGGTTCAGCGCAAGGCTCAACTGAAAGCCATTAAGAGTCTGAATTACACCCAAGCCCCAGACCGGGGCGATGTTTCCGTTAATTCTGGTTGGCGAAAGAACTCACCTTATGGGCGGGTCTGGATAAAGGTCCGCTCCGGTTCTGGCCGGAAGAACTATATTCTGGCGCGTGGACCAAACTTTGATTTCCCGGCTGGGTCTGCCACGCTTGAGCTAACGCCTGGAAGCCGGACGGGCACTAATCGTTGGATTGCTAACGTGCGTTTGGCCGTTGGCCGTGTCGTTCCTGCCGTTGAGGAAACCTTTGAAAAGGCCATCAAATCGGTTGGCCTTGCTCGCCAGAGTTGGGTGCAAATTGCGGACTCTCTCAACATTCGCTTGGAGAATGTTCCCGGCACAAACCTAACGGCCCAAGGACTAGCGAAGGCACGGGCGGCACTTGCTTCCGATGGTGTCGCGTATATCAACGGAACGGCGAGGGAATACGGTGACGCCAAAAAGTTTATCGTCCAGATCATTAACAAACTGCCGTATGTCCGGCGCGTTAAGATGGACGCTGTTCTAGCTAGGGCGATCAATTCGCGGACGACCAAGTTTTACAAGGCCGCGCAGCAGGGCGTTTTCAACAGCGCGAAGAAAACCTTGTCAAAATATCCCGGTCTTTTCGTTAGCTGACGCCGGCAGGCTTCACCTTGAGCCAGTTACGGGAGCGCCCGTATTCGTAGAAGTGACCGGGGCGACGGAGCATAAGACCCTCGCCGCCGCCCTTCACGACACGGGCAAATTCGGTGTGGAGTTGCAGCATGGACTCGACCCTGACCTGCGGGGCCAACTGGACAAACTCGCCGCTGATCCGTCCGCTTGCGTTTAGCTGGCGCTTTTCAAAGGGGACGGAATCGGTGTTGGGGGCGTCGAAAGCCATGAACTTGACCCGCTTCCATTCGTTGCTGTCGGCGCGGGGGAACTGAACCAGAACGCGCATAAGCTGGAAGGTCTGACGACCCGCCCACAGTTCCCCGTCTAGCGCCTTTCCTTTAGGCATAGAGGCCGTGAACCATTCGGGGGCGGCAATGGGTAGCCAAGAGCGGGTGCGGAGGCAGGAACCGTCCCAGAAAGCGCGGCATCCGTCATACTTTTCAGACAGCCACCAGCCGACCACATTCTGCCCTTGATATGTCTCTGCCAGCATCATGCCCACAGCTTACCATGACCCTCATTACAAAGCCACGTTGACCTTTCCACGGTAGGAAATGGCAGCGCCCGACCTAGCAACCTTATTTCAAGTAGAGGAACAGCTTAACGAGGCTTTCACGGGGGTCTTAAATGGGGCTGCGCCTTCGTTTTACGCCCATTCCACGGAGCAACGCCCCGCCGATCATATCAACGTGGTCACGGAACTAGGGGCGGCAACCGGCCAGCTTTACAGCAACCGGGAGTGGTGCGTTTGGAGTTTCCGCCTTCGTGTTACGGTAGTTACAGAGCGGGACCGGAGCGAGCCCACCCCCATCAGGCACGGGGCGACCAAGGCCAAGGTCCGCAGCCTGCTTTCTCGCCTGTCGGCCAAGTTCTCCACGGCAAACCTCCCTTACCTGCAAATCGCCCTCCTCCGTCCAGAGAATACCCAAGTGTCGTTTGATAACGACCAGCAGAGGGCGCAGGACGTAACGACCTTGGAGTATGCAGGGCAGGTTGCCATCCTGAACACGGCTTGGCCTACCGTCACGGCCAACTCCATAACGCCGACTTACTCGCCGGCCCCTGACCTGGTGGCCCTGTTCTCCCAAGAGGAGCAACTAAACTCAGCGGTGGTGGGGGTGCTCGACTCGGCTTGCCCATCCTTTTACGCTCACGACACCCGCGAACGCCCCAAAGACCACATCTCCGTTGTCTGTGAGCTAGGGGCGGCTAATGGGCAGGTTTTTACCAATCAAGAATGGTGCTCCTGGGACTTCCGTTTGCAGGTAACGCTCCGCACGGAGCGGGACCGGAGCGAGCCCAGCCCCGCCCGCCATGCTGCAATCAAGGGGGAAATCCGTTCTAGGCTTTCCCGCCTTACCGGCAACTTCACCACGGCGAATCTGCCTTACCTTCAGATCACCCTTTTACGCCCCGAGAACACAGCGGTTTCTTTCGAGAACGACCAGAACAAGGCAGAGGACGTTACGGTTATGGACTACGCCGGTCAGGTGGCGATCCTTAACACCGCTTGGCCTACCGTTGCGGCCCCCGTTGGTCTGGAAACCTTTGCCGGGGATATGATGGTCAGCTTTGCGGGGGATGAGTTGGTGACGTTCTAGCCCCGTTGACGGCAGCGGAATTTCCAAATGGCAGACCTTTCCATCACGGCGGCAAGTTTCGTTCCCGGTGCGAACGCCAAATACCGGCAGGGCGTAGCCGGCGAGACGGTCACGCAGGGGCAACCCCTTTACCTCAGGACCAGCGACAACCGTCTTTACAAGGCGGACGCTGACGCCAGCGCGGAGGCTGCGCTTGTCGTTGGCATCGCCGCCAATGCGGGGAGTGCCGGCCAGGTGATCGACTACGTTTACGAGGACGACGACCTGACCGTAGGCGCGACGATGACTATGGCGAACGTCTATGTGGCGAGTGGCACGGCGGGCGGGATTGCCCCCTTTGCCGACTTCGCAAACGGCGATTACCTGACCGTCCTTCTCGTCCCCAAGAGCACGACCAAAGCGGTCTTGAAGCTGGTGGCGGCTGGCGCTGCTGCTGCCTGACGTTGACGCCCTCCTTTTTTCTAATCCAACCAACCTAATTTATGGCTTTCCAAGACGGCTCCAATCCTTTCGGCAGTTTCGTGATGACCACGGGTGGCCTCGGCTATGTCCTTGAGTCCGCTGACATCACCCAGCCCACCAATGACATTGAGGTGAACAACGCCGTGGGCGAGCCCTCTGGCTGGATTTGCCTTCCCGGCTTTATCACTGGTCGGGCCACCGCCCAGCTTGCCACTTCGACCTATCCGGTCCCGACCCTTGGCGCGGTGTTCACTTATTCCAGCGTCACCTACGTCATCAAGAACGTGGGCCAGGTCTTTGCCCAGCAGGACATTTACAAGGTCAATGTCGAGTTCCGGAAGCGCGTTAATAGCTAACGCCGGCCCGACTAAAACGGGCCATGCAAGAGCAACCACAGATTCCCGGCCTCGCAGAAGCTATCGACCAAGAGCAGACGCGCAGACAGTTGGCCTTTGCTGACACGCTCTTGCCGATTGGCGGGGTATGGGTGAAGCAGTTCACCCCGTCGCATTGGGTTTCCCTTGGGCTGATCCGTTCGCCGTTTCTTGGCGGGGATTCCGGCAGCGTATTTTCTACGGTGGCCGTCTTGGAGTTCCTTTGGATTTGCTCACCCGAGTATCGCCCCGGCTCGTTCTGGCGGCAGCTTTTCTTTTACGCCAAGAACTACCGGCGCATTAAGCCCGTGACCGCAAACCTGATTCTTGATTACTTGGAAGCGGCTTTCATGGACCGCCCAGGCGGGCGCGTGGGGTCTGCTGAAATGCGTAGCTATTACGCCGGGGTGACTTCTATTTGTGACTTCTTTGCCAAGGAATACGGGTGGGACGACGCTGTGACCATGGGTAAGCCCATCGCCCGCCTTTTCCAATATTACAATTGCATCCGTGGGCGCACGGAGGCGAAAGCAATTCTCTTTAACCCACTGTCGGATCGTGTCCGGTCTGAATGGGTCCACAAACGTCATGCCGGCTGACCCAGCAGTAAAGGTGAACATCGGCGGCGATGCCTCGGGGCTTATCTCTGCCATTGAGCAATCCAAGCAAGCCGTTTCCAACTTCGGAAGCGCGGCGGCTAACATCCTTGAGCGCAAGCTTGGCTTGAAGGACGTATTTAAGGGCGTCTTGCAGGGCGTGGGTATTGCCAGCGTAAACCAGATTGCGGAGAAGCTTACCGTTCCTTTTAAAGAAGCTGCCGAGTCTGCGCAGAAAATAGAACAATATACGGCGCGTGCAGCCGATGCCACAGAGCGTTTAATCAAGGCTAGGCAGAACGATAATCAGCAGCTTGCCACAGCAATCAAGCAGATGGAGCGGTTCCAAAAGGAGGCGGAACGCGCTGCAAACGCGCCCACCTCTAAAAAGTTTTTTGGCTTAATTGAACGCGGCTCCGGAATTGATAAGCTCTTTGGCTTTAGCGCCAGAGAGGACGCAAAGAAACAAGAAGCCATTGCGGAAAACACGGCCTTAGCCGCCGAAAAGGCGGTTGAGATAGAACAAAAGAAATCACAGATAAAGGCCAAGAATGATTCTGATGAGTTAAGGGGTTTGCGCGAAATCGCCTCCGAGGATGAAAAGCGTAAGGCATCCAAGGAAAAGCTTGCCGAGTTTGAGAAGCAGCGGGCAATGGAGAAGATGGACGCCGACCAAAAGCTGTCCACGCTGGCCGTTGATAAAGCCAAGATTGACCAGCAGATTGCCAAGTATGCCGAGTTCACACGGGCGGGCGGCGAGCTTACCAATCAGGGGCAGGAGGAGCTTCTTGCCCTAAAGAACAAGCAGCTAGACCTTGAGAAAGAAATTGCTGTCGTCACCAAGGACAAGGCCAACGCTGAAAAGCTGATCGGTGAAACCATTGTCAGCAATACCGCCGAGTGGCAGAAGTTCAAAGCCACGATCACCACCACCGGCAAGGGGGACAAGGAGCTTTCAGACCGCGAGCTTGAGAGAAAGATTCAGAACATCAAGCAAGCCCTATTTGTCAGCGAGGTAAACCGCGTTGGTCGCGTCGGTGTTGGCAATGAGCGCGGAGAAGATCCTTTCGGTTTTATCAACGCCAACAACCTAGCGCAAGCCCAGGCTGAACTTGCCCTTCGTCAAAAGGTCCGATCCTTCACGGCCTCATTCGGTGAGGAACGTGCGTTCAAGATGCTCCCCGGCGTGAGTGAGCAACGCTTTTCCGAAATCAACAACACTTCTACCCAACTGGACAAGATTTCCAACACGCTGGAAAAGTTCAGCCAGCAGTTTAACAAGGGAATCCCGGTTGTGTATCAGGGAGGGGACACCTAATGGCATTTACTGACGGCACATTCACCACGGCAAAGCAGAACGGACCACGCCGGAAGGCGTTCCCGTTCATGCAGTCCGCCACCCCTGACATCACCGCATGCGTCTATGATCGCAACATGGTGGTTTATCCCGTCACCAGCTACTCGCCAGGGCTGGCAGACCGGACCAGCGTAACGAACCTCCTGACCTACTCGGAGGCTTTCGACAATGCGGCATGGACCAAGACCAGCGCGACGGTAAGCGCCAACACCGTGGCGAATCCGATGGATGCGGCGACCACGGCGGACAGCTTGCTTGAGGCGGCGGCGAGCGCTGAACATACGATCACCCAAGCCGGGACGATTGCGGCAAGTGCGGCCACCTTCTCCGTGTGCGTGAAAGCGCTTGGGCGGAACTATTGCCGGCTCAAGATCACCGACAGCGCGGCGTCAGCCAAGGCGGCTTTCTTCGACCTTTCGACGGGCGTGGTGGGCACGGTGGACAGCGGGGCGACCTCTGCCATTGTCCAGGTTGCAAGCGGCTGGTATCGTTGCAGCATCACGTTTACCTCCCCGGCAGCGGGGGCGGCGACCTGTTCAATCCAGCCCAGCACGGACGGGTCCACGGTGTCCTACCTTGGCACGACCTCGACGGGGCTTTACCTGTTTGGGGCTCAGTTGCAGCAGCTTTCGAGTGCGAGCGCCTACGCTGCGACGACCTCGGCCACCCGCACCATCTCCGCCCCCAACCTTGAGATTAACGAGACGCTAGATGGGAGTGACCCGTTCGCCTATCTGGTAGGGGAGAGCGAAGTGGATGCGGCAAGCGGGGTGGGCTACTTCCGCCGCACTCACGCCCGCATCCCCGGCTCGCAAACCAATTACCCCGGCTCGCGCTATATTGGCTTCCCCACCATAACAAACAAATACGGGTCCAGTTCCACGCTTACCGTTGGCATACTCCCACAAGGACCGACTGGCACTTCGTTTGGGGCGGGCTATTACATGAACGGGTCGGCCTACACCTCGGGCGACAATAAGCTTTACCGCACGAAGCTTATCACCGGGACCGTCTATGCCAAGGCAACTGCCGGCACGTTTACGATCACTTACGGGGCGAACACGACTGCCGCCCTCAACTACAACGACAGCGCGGCGACGATCAAGACGGCGGTGGACGCGCTTGCGTCTGTCACGGCAGATGGAATCACAACGACATGGGTAAATAATTTATCCACGAACGGCACAATGGCGATAACCATTACCATTGTCGGCACCATCCCGACGAATTGGCCGAAGTATTTCACCATGACTGCGACGGGGCTAACCGTCAGCACCTCCAAGAATCCGGTCACGACTATCGTAACAGGAAACCTCCAATACATCTATTTGCCGGATCATCATACGATCACTTCCCACGGATTCGACACGGCGAAGCGGCTGGTCCTTGGAAACAACGGGACGAACCTTGCCGTGGCTGAGTCCGGCAGTTGGGGCAGCATAGACGCAAACACCATCTGGTTTGCGACTGTTGGTGGAACAACTACAGGGTATGCCTCGTTTGCCGGCGACTTCACCGCCGACATTGACCCCTCCGGCGTGCGGCTGGTCCGCACCCGCACCGTTGAAACCTTCTCCCTTCCTGGCGTCACGACGGGCATCACTACCCCGGCAGACATTACGGTGAGCACTGGGATGCAAAACCCGACCGACTTCTACTACGCGCTTGCCAACTCGACGGGCTGGCAGACCTACGAAACGCAGGGTCCGGCAAAGTGGAATGACTCGCAAATCTACCGACTCGAAACCACCGAAGTAAACCTTAGCGACTTCTACTAATGGCGCGGCGGGTTGCAAAGTCGGGCATGGGCTTTTTCAGGGCCAGCGGCACGGCTCTTATCCTGTCCTTGCCTAGTCGCCCCGCTGGGGTGATTGGGCGGGTGCTGCTGGTCGGCGGTGGCGGTGGCGCAGCGGTGGGCGGTGGTGGCGGCGGTGGCGTCGTCCAGCTTTCCAATTTCATCTTCTCATCCCCTCCCTACGCGATCACCGTCGGCACGGGTGGGGCAGGGGCGGTTGCTTCGACCTCGGGGAATAAGGGCGCATCCGGCACAGACACGACAGGCTTTGGGCGGACTGCCCTTGGCGGCGGCGGTGGTGGTAACACGGGCAACAATAGTCAGGACACGGGCGTTTCTGGCGGTTGCGGTGGCGGCGGTGGTGCTTACTCCGTGGCGATCACCCTTGGCGGCGCTGGCTTGCAGGGCGGTGGTGGTGGTGGTAACGGCGGGCAGCTTGCTTCTCCGTTCCCGGCTGGCGGTGGCGGTGGTGCTGGCGGGGGCGGCTATTCTGCAACGGGTGCGTCCGCCCCTGGCAACGGTGGCAACGGCCTTCTTTCCGACATTAGCGGAACGGCGACTTACTACGCAGCGGGCGGCGGCGGGTGCTCATTCAGCAACGGCTTAGTGTTCGGCACGGGCGGCACGGGCGGCGGTGGCGACGGTGGCAACTCTGGCAGCGCCGGAACGGATGGACTCGGCGGCGGCGGTGGTGGGCGAAGCACAGGCAACGCCGGATGGGACGGCGGCGACGGCGTGGTGATCGTCTCTTACCCAGGCTCGCCCCGCTTCACTGGCGGAACCATAACGGAAGTAAACGGTAACACCATTCACACGTTCACCAGTTCCGGCACGCTGGCCGCTGGTTGACCTTTGCGCGAAATGATAACGAGCCAAGCGGAAACCCGCTGGGCAGATAAACCAAACACAATGAATAACAAACCTACCCCGACAGACGCCCTCCGCATCCTTGATTCCGCCACGCATCCGGCCAACGCCGGAAAGCTTACCCGTGCGGATTATGCAAACGTGAACCTGGCGCTGATGGTGCTGGCGGACTTCGTGGACGCCCACCCCCCGATTCCAGAGGAACCTAAAGACTCTCCCTAATGGCTACTAACTTCGGTCAGTTCACCCTCTCAGCGTCTCCCACCACTGCGGAATACCTCGTTGGCTATGCCACGGCGGTTTCGGGTGGGGAGAGGCGCTGGACGCTGGCCGATGTGCTCGACCTTTACAGCGCCCGCACGGCGACGCTGACCAACAAGACGATAAACGGGGCGAGTAACACGATCACGAACGTCTCGCTGACCGCTGGCATTACCGGCACGCTGGCGATTGGTAATGGCGGCACGGGGGCGACCACGGCGGCGGATGCGCGGACGGCGCTTGGCCTTGGCACGCTCGCCACCCAGAACGGCACCTTTTCAGGGACTAGTTCAGGCACGAACACGGGCGACCAGACCAGCATTGTAGGCATCACGGGCACGATTGCTCAGTTCAATACGGCCCTCACCGATGCCGATTTTGCCACGGGTGGCGGAACCGTCACGGGCACAAGTTCAGGGACCAACACGGGCGACCAGACGATCAGCCTAACCGGCGATGTGACCGGCAGTGGCACGGGCTCGTTTGCTGCCACCCTTGCGACGGTAAACTCCAACGTGGGGAGCTTTGGTTCTGCCACGGCTGCGCCCGTGTTCACGGTGAACGCCAAGGGGTTAATCACGGCGGCTAGTTCCTCGACGATCACCCCTGCCGTTGGCAGTATCACGGGGCTTGGGACTGGAATTGCCACGGCCCTGGCGGTGAACACCGGGGCGGCGGGTGCGCCCGTCCTGTTCAATGGTGACGCCGGCACTCCCACCGCTTTGGTTGGCACGAACATCACCGGCACGGCTTCGGGCCTGACTGCTGGCAACGTGACGACAAACGCCAACCTGACGGGCGACGTGACGAGCGTAGGCAACGCCACGACCCTTGCCACAGTGAACTCTAATGTCGGCAGCTTCGGCTCCTCAACGTCGATCCCCAGCTTTACCGTGAACGGCAAGGGGCTTATCACCGCCGCCTCGGGCAACGCTGTGGTTGCCCCCGCTGGCACCCTGACCGGCACGACGCTGGCCTCTGGCGTGGTGACCTCCTCCCTAACTACGGTGGGAGCCCTGAACTCTGGCAGCATCACCAGCGGCTTCGGCAGCATCGACGTGGGAGCTGACAGCATCAGCGGCGGGGCGATTTCGGGGACGACCATTGGCGCAACTGGCGTCATCAGCACGACTGCTGGCCTGAACGCGCTCACGATTAACAACGCTGGAGCGAATCAGGTTAATCTGCTCGCGCAGAACACAGCGGGTTCTCTTGAGGGCGGCGTGTTTGCCAGCGGCGTCGGTTATATCGGAACGACCAGCGCGGATAACTTTGAGATTTACGCGCACAACGCAAAGCAGGCCACCTTCACCAGCACCGGCCTGAACTCCACCGTCATCGGCGCTACCACCCCGGCTGCTTTGAGCGCGACGACGGGGACGTTCAGCGGGGTAACAAGCATCAGCACCAACGACACGGCTTTCCGAGGCCGCGAATCTGGCGGAAATTATCGCAGTCTCGTAAAGGTGAACGCCAGCAACGTCATCGAAATTGGTGATGCCAACAACACGAACACGGTGCCGGTGGCGACGGATGCGGCTAGTCTGTCGGTAGCCGGAACCGTTTTCTCGGGCGGCGTTGCCATCACCAAAAAGCTCTATGTGGGCGACAGCCTCGTAGGGGCGGCGGGCAGCTTTACGACGCTGTCGGCGAGTGGGCTGATTACCAGCACCAACTCAGGCCGTCTTTTCAATCGCGCCGGGGCCGCGACTGCCGAGCAGTATTTCCAAGTCGCAAACACGGGCGGCGACTTCTTCTGGGGTGTCAACGACAGCGCGGCAGCTTTTGCTGGTGGCACCGCCTACTCCCTTTTCCGCTACGCCCCGACTGGCCGCGTGATTCAGGACATTATTCAGGGCACGGCGATCACCACGACGAGTTCCACCGGCCTCGCCGTCACGGGCACCGTCAGCGCGACGGAGCGCATCACTTCAACAGCTTCTGGCTTTTCGGCAACGGCTGCCGGAACAGGTCTTACCATTGGCACCGCAACAGACGGGAGCACGGGTCAGTTTGTCGCCGGTTCTGCCACTGACTCATATCTTGATTACCTCGGAACCCTGCACGTCAGAAAGCTGACGGGCGGGACTGCTGACGTTCTCACGTTAAGCACCACCGGCCTCGCCGTCACGGGCACCGTCTCGACCACCGACCCCGCTGGTGGCGCTGGCCCCGCTTGGAAGCTGGGCGTTGCGGCTTCCGTTTCGCCAACCTCCCCGAATCGCACCATCCGAATCGACATCGGCGGGACGAGCTACTACCTGCACGCCAAGACCACTAACGACTAGTCATGGCGGATCGGAACTACCCTCCCGGTGACTTCGCAGACCGCACCAACGAAGTGGTCGGCCCGCTGGTCCTTGCACCGGAGGAGGGTGGGGCGGGGTATGACGACGTATGGAAGGTTTCAAATTGCTGGGGGTGCTCGTTCAACGGCATAGAGGTGGCGGCAGGGAAGCAGCGGGAGAACGCCCAAGACCTGAACCGATATTCCCTTGGCAACCGCTTCACCGGCCTAGTGCTGGACGCTGGCGGGCAAGGGGCCATCCTGGCGAAAGGCGGGTCGTCAGACAATACATGGGATGACGTGCTAATCCGCAAGGCTGGCGGGAACAGCGACGTGATGATCGGTGGTTACTCGCAGCAGTCCCGCGCCACCTCCAAGAATAACCGCTTCAACAACATCAGGCGGGAGGACGGGAAGCCGGTGCGCTACGCTTACACCTTTCTCCGCGCCCACCGCCCCCGCTTCACGAACAGCAAGGTGGAGTTTCAATTCTGGTGGTCCCTTGTGCGGACGATCGACCAGGAGATTAAGTATCTGTTCGCATGAAGCGTGTGATTCCAGTCCTTGCCCTGCTGATTCTGGCGGGGTGCTCGACGGTTGCCCCTCAGCGGGGAGGGGTTGCTACCATCGGCAAAGCTATCCTCGCCCCATTTAAGGCGGTAGGGGAAGTCGTTAAACGCCCCATTGCGGGCAATCCTAAGCCCCTAGAAGGGGCGGGAGCGGGTGAAGTGGCGACTATTACCCAGCCGGACAACCCCGGCCAGCAATCGGCCCAGAATTACGAGACGACAAGGGAGGAGGAGATAACCTTCGCCCAGCCCACCATTCAGACCACGGAAGCGGGCGGGGTAAAGACCACCCTGCAAATCCCTGCCGGATCCAAGAAGGTCATACGGGAAGCCCAGAAGGTAGGCCAGACCCTTGGCGCAGCCCAGAAGGACACGGCACGGGCTGACGCAGCCTGGTTGGCTTCCTTCCAATGGGTGCAGGGCGTGGGCGTGCTGGTCATGCTGGTCGGCATTGTAGGCTTTGCCCACCCCGCCGCCCGCCTCCTTATCGGTGGCAAGGACACCGCCCTAATGGTGGCCGGTGCTGGTGCTGCGATGATCTTTGGTCCCGCTATCCTGCAACGCTATGGGAATTACTTCGCCTTGGCGATTGTCGTGGCGGCTGGCTACTGGTTCTTTTCCCGCGCCAAACACAAAGAGGGAATGTTAGACGCACTCACCAAGAAATGAAAACCCTGGTCGATAACATCAACGCAAACCCTAAATACTTCGCTTGGGTGGGAACCGTAAGCGGGTGGCTGTCCTTCGACATGCTAAGGGCGGCACAATTTGGGGCGGCTCTGCTGGCCGGACTCGTTAGCCTGTGCGCCCTGATCTTGACGGGGCCGAAGGCTTGGCAGGAGTTCAAAAGCTGGTTCAAGAAAAAGCCCTGACATGCGCGGACCCGATACAGACGACATTGACGAGGACGACGAGGAGTTGCCCATAGAGACGTAAATGAAGTGGGCTGGTCGCCTCCCCCGAGACGCCAGCCCTGAGAGGTGCTTCTAAACCGCCGTCCCCAGCCGCTTAGACTTGCCCCGAGAAATATGGGGTTCGCCCTCTCTTGGGCTATTAGCTAGGGGCTTACTTAGGTAGGGGTCAAGCTTCTTTTTACTCGTCCTTCTCCCCCGCAAGCCGCTCCTCCACCCAGAACACGACCAAGACAAAAGCCCCCACAAGGGCGAACCAGGCAGCAGCCAGTAGGCTAGTCAGCGTTTTCATCGTTAAGGAGGTTGTCGATCTTCCCGCCCAGCCACTGCCTCCCCTCGGAGGCCACCCACTCAGCCAGCATCAGCAAGTAGTAGGTGGGGAACAGGGCCATACAGAGTAAGGTGGAGAGGAGGTTTTTCATGGGGTGGGGCGGTTGCGATACCAGACGCAGCGTTCCAGGCTATTGCCCTTGAACATCTGGCCTTCAAATCTTTCGAGGATGCCGGCCTTGATTCCCTCGCCCAGCTTGCGGCTTACCGTGCCGGCGTTCTTTAGGCCGGATGCAGCCACCCATTCCTGAAAGGGACGCCACCCATTGCCCTCGGGTAGCTTCTCCCCTTGGCGGGCTAGTGCGTTGCTGAACGCTTGCCAGAAGTCAGTAGGTTTTGATTTCATGTGCGAGGTTGAAAGAGTTGCCCACCCGCTTGGCCTGGAAAGCCTGATAGCTTCCGTCGCCATACAGCAGGCCATAGACCCACCCCTGCTGATGCCTCAGCTTGTTACACTGGCGGCTATTGTAGGGCATGTCGATGTAACAGAGGCATCCCGTGCCCATCGCCAGCGCAGGACCGCTCAGGTTCTCCACCGGCACAATGTCCTGACTATGCGTATGCCCGAATACGCATGAGCGATAGATGGTGGCGTGCTGCTTGGCCGCACCGATGCCCGACTTAAACCCGTGGATCACTTGCAGCTTCCCGATGCGATAGACGCCAAGGCGGGCGTCATAGGGGAGCATCTTCACGCCCCAAGACCGGAGCCGGCTGGACATTTCTTTGACCTTCTCCTCCGCGAACTGTTGCAAAACGCCGTCCATCTTGAATTGCAAATCCCACATGCGTTCGTCGTGGTTGCCCCGCAGAAAGACTTTCGTTTCTCCCTCGGCAAAGAACCGCTTGGCAAAGGACATGCCAGCGGAGTAATCGGGGGCCATGCTCTTGGTCTTTTCTTCCTGTGACGCACCGTTGCGGATTGCGGAGAAGTCGAACAAGTCGCCGCTGTGGATTCTGATTTCCGGCTTCCAGTCAGCCAGCCAAGAGAAGAAAGCCTTCTCGCACACGGGGTCTATCTGGTCGCCGTGGTTATCCCCGGCAATCACGAAGCGGCGGGGGGCGTTCATTTCTTCTTGGCCTTACGGTTACGCGCCCGCTTGACCACCTTCTTGGGCGGGAGGAGGCGGCGGGGCTCCAGGTGGGCGGCGAAGGGTGGACCGTCCGTGTAGAAGTCGGGGTAGGGGTTGAAGTGCATCGCGGCGTGACCGACTATTGGCTGTGGTTTGGTGGTCATAAATTAAACCCCGCACATTCCCTCGCATTCGTTGTGGAAGTGCAGGTTTCCTTGCGTGGTATCCTCGCTGAAATCTATCTGGTCTAGCGGAACCATTGAATTGTGCAGGAAGGGGGCTGATTGCCTCTTGCCTTCCGTTTTTACGGACGCATGGGTTTCTTGAAGTGCCCTTTCAAAGTTAACCGCTCCGATAAACTCATTCGGCTCATCGCGTTTAAGAAGCCTCCACTCAGCGTCAGACTTAAATGGGCAATAGACGCAGGCAGACCTAGGCGGAGCGGGGTAGCCATTGCGCTCCATCCAGCGCAAACAGTCGTGACGGCTCATCTCTAGCTCTATCAGCGGCCAACGATGAAGGCTCCAAGGGTCGCGGCTAGGCTTCATGCGGCTGACTTCGTCTAGGCTTATTCCAATCCACTGAATTACCCCAACGGATTTTTGCCCCCTCTTTATTTTACCAAGCTCCCGGCTTTTCTTAACAATGGGAACGATCTTGTGTCGATAGGTGCAGGTTCTGCCCAGCAGACCGCTCGTTCCATCTTCGTTTTTTGCATAAGCGGGAATTAGATTAGCGTAATACGGTTTGCCGGTAGTTTTGTTTGTGTGCCTTTTGAGGCTGGCAGAGGTAAGGCTTCCCGCCGTCACGCGATAGACCGGAAACGGAAGCTGCCCCTCTAGCCAGTCCAGCCACTTGTAAACGCTCGCTGGCTCGGCCCGCGTGTCGGCAAAGATCGCAGCGGTAGGCATCGGGCCAACCTCACACTTGGCTGCCATAAGAGCCAGGGTGCTGCTTTGCACGCCAGCCCCAAGAGAAAGAATGTGGATTGGTTCGCTCATAATTCTTTACCGTCCTCATCGGCCAGGGTTTCGCGGGCAATGTCGTGTTCGTCGCCCTGCACGGTGCAGTTTTCCAGAACGGTGCCATCGGGGAGGTGAACATTGCACATCCACTCTCCCCAAGTGGGGGAGTCGCCTAGGTCGTCCATCAGTTCGACCATTTCAATTAGCAGACCGTCTTTGGTTTTAATCATAGGGGGGTTATTTCAATTAGAACGTGCTCTTGATCTTTCCGCTTAACCTTTTGCTGACCCGTCTCGATTTTTGCTTGGCTAGGGTCGTCGCCTGATAGGAGGCCAGCGTATCGGCAGCAATCGACATGGTATTTTTCGCAGAGGTTATCTTCGTCGAGGAGTCGCACGCGGAAGCTCGTAACGCGGACAAGAACGCGGCCTGAATGTCCTTCTTTAGCTTTGCCCTTCCCCAATGCTCCATCCCGCAAATCTGATTCCAGGACGGGAGCCTGCCGGGAATCTTTAGGGTGAAGCTGGGCGATGACTTGTCCATGAAGGTGGGCGGGGAGGTCGGTAAGGGAGAACGCCTTCATTTCTTCTTGGCACAGCGATAATGGCCCACGCTCGCCGGATCAACCTTTAATCCCACGGTGACGTTAGCCAGCACCCACTTTCTCTCGAAGGCGTCCCAGAACTCCGTGTCACTCTTTATCAGTGAGCCGGCCCGCAAGTATTGGTAGGCGGGGTCGTGGGGAGGATCGTCGTAGGTGTTCACTTCGCCCCCCTGATCGTCGAGGCCATCGAGGAAAGCCGACTCGGTTTCATCCCGTTAGCGTAGGCCAACTCCTTTAGGAGTCCATGCCGTTTATTGGGGTGGAGAACATAGTCCAGCGCCACCAGCCATTGCAGCGAGCGGCGCGGACCCTTGCGGAGTAATGTGTTCATAAAGCTAAAACCTCCTGGCCCATGCGGCGGGCGGCTATCTCGCAATACTTTTCCTCCCGCTCAATCATGGTGCATTTGCGGCCAAGGTCTTTGCAGGCGCGGCCAGTGGTCCCGCTGCCGGCGAATGGGTCGAGAACGGTTTGCGCGTCAGGGGCGAAGCCAAGGCACCATGTCATCAGAGCAAGCGGCTTCTGTGTGGGGTGCTCTCGGCCCTGTTCTTTTGCCATAAGGCCAGCCCCGCAATAGCGGAACATTTTAACGGAAACACCAGAAAGGGTCGACCACGCAAGCTCGGCGTCTGAATATGTGGGCATTGTTTGTTCCTTATCCCACACCAGCCACTTGCCTTGCGCCGTAAGCAGGTCCGCAAAATAGTTTCCTCCCCATATGATGTGTTGCTCTGCGGCCTCAAGTATCACCGCAAAAGTTTCTGCGCTTGGCCTTCCGTCATCCCAGCCGCCCGCGTAGGTTTTTGGCGTGCGCTTGGCTCCGTTACCAAACCCATCGTAACCACCGCCGCCCATGCCCCGATCCTGCTTAATCCCATACGGCGGGTCGATCAGGAGCAAATCAAACCGCCCCAACAGCGGCACAATCTCTCGGCAGTCCCCATGATAAAGCGTCACCGCACCATCCTGATAATATGGTTTAGGCAGGCTCATTTGCGGAAGTCCTTGATAATCTCGACCAGGATGATGCCCAGCGCGAGGATGCAGGCCAGCAGGAGGATTTGAGCGGGGTAGGTCATAGTGCGTAGCCTTTAGCCTTGGCCTCCCCCTTGGTGATCCACTTACGGCGGGAGGGGTCTGTCTTGGGGCGGTTGCGCTTGGGGGTGGAGGAGGGCAGGCGGGCGATGCCGGCCTCCTCGGGTGTTTTGTATCGGTTGAGAATGAAGTGTGCCGCTGCATCCAGAACGGATTCGGTGAGACGCTTTTCGGCCGCTTCGTTTCTGGCGATGATGCCGGCGCGCTCCGCATCCGATACGATCTGTTTAGGGTCTAGTGGCATGGTTAAAGGGTGCCCCTGCCTGTGGTCACGAGGTTCGGACAAACACACACCTTGTTTGTTTGTGACTCGATGGGCAGGGGCAAATTCATTGGGCGAGAATGCACTCTAACTGCACCTGTAGATTGTAGAGGTGGGCGCGCCTCAAGTGATAGCAGAGAGTTTCGTTTGAAAGCAGTTCGTGGGGTTTCTTCATATTTGCCACGCAACGGCACGCCCAGTCATTGCACGCGCACCAGCCGTTTCCGTTTAGCGCGGTTAGATCGCACATGTATTCGACCTTTGGGTGCGTGCGGGATGCCACGCGATAAACAAGCGGGCGTCCCTCGACTGGATATACTCCATTCATGCGCTTTGATTATCTACATGTTTCCATCTTAATCCATTACGAACCAGATGAAACATTCTAAGCCCAACGCCTAGTTTCTTGGCTTGGGCAACGGTTCCCTCGGTTCTAGAAAACGGAATCACTTTTGTTGCCCTTATTTTTCTAACCAAATCGTCGGTCAGTTTAGACATCGGATGCCTTTCTCCTCTAGAGGTTCGATCCTTTGCAACCATGTCGGCAACGTTTTGCTTTTGCGTTCCAAGAAATAAATGGTCCGGTCTTACGCAGCCAGGGTTGTCGCATTTATGGAGAACGCACACCCCCTTTGGAACCGGCCCGTTATGCATTTGCCATGAATAACGGTGGGCAGAATAAGTCTTAAACTTTACCCTAAATACACCATATGCGAGCAGTCTTGGATATTTAGACGTGTCTCTTTTACGCCCTATCCAATTCCAGCAATCGCCCGTTTTATCAACGCACAACCAAAACCTTTCTTCCGTGTTCATATGTCTTTCCTTTGAACGTGTCTGAAAATGAGGTTGGCAGGCCGTCAGACATTCCGGCTTTTCGGGAGCTACCCTAGCCAACCCCAAAGTGATAGAAATTGAACGAAGGTCAATCATTTTACTGCCGTTGGATTGGACCGGCTCGACACCGTGAACTCGAAGGGCTGGCCCATGATCGCCTCGACTTTCACTTTATTTCCCCTTCCTCGATTTGCCTGATCCAGTGGAAGAACGGCTCGACGACTTGCGGGACGATGGCGTTGCCGAGTCCTTTAAGGCGGTGTGTCCTATCGGGTATCCCATAAGCCACTCGACCCATTCCGGGTTCAGGGCTCCAGATTGCCCGCTCACTGATTGAGAGAGCATGATTTGCTTGCCTTTCTCGATTCTCCTCTTGATGGCCGGACTGTCCCGATTGCCTCTGTCCCGATTGTCGCCGGCACATGGAGTCGGCCACAATCCGAGGCTGGCAATCCGCCTGGCAATCCGCCTGGCAATCCGCCCCCCCTTGTCCAGCCGCGCTAAACTGGTTGGGTTCGTTCCGCAATCGTTCGCTTCGCTCGCGCAGGGAGTGGGCCACAACCCAGACCCGCTCTCGCTTGTGATGGGCATCGACGCCACAAGCCGGAACAACAAACGTCTGTGATTCGTAACCACCGGCCTCCAAGTCAGCGAGCACTTGGTCGAGGCCCAGTGAGATGATTCCAGACACATTCTCACCAATGATCCAAGCGGGCCCGACTTCTTCGATAACGCCAAGCATTGCCGGCCAGAGGTGGCGGTCATCTTGTGCGCCTCGCTGGCGTCCGGCTGTGCTCCAAGGCTGGCAGGGAAATCCTCCGGTGAGGACGGTGACGTTTCCAAGCCCAGCAAAAGACTGTCGTTTTCTAACGTCTCCGAAGTTTGGCACGCCTTGGAATCGCTCGCCAAGGACGCGACAGGCGTAAGGCTCGACTTCTGAGAAGCCAACCGTTCTAAATCCGGCTCGTTTTGCAGCAATGGCAAATCCGCCGATGCCGCTGAATAGGTCGAGGTGGGTGTGGTCATAGTTCATGCTTCGCGGAGGGCTTGGGTTGAATCAACCTCTTTGGCTACGGAGGTCATGGCTTTCGCTGCCATAGTTAGAATGATGTGCTGGCGGGATGCGTCGTCGATCTGCGCCCAGGTCTTGTCAGCGTGGAGGAAGTCAGGGAACTCCTCGCGCCAGCCGGCAGGCTCAGGCGGGGTGATCTTTGGGGCGGGGCCGGCGGTGCGTGCGCCGTGGCGTTTCCATTCGCGGGGGTCGTCGGCGTAGCGGCCAGCATTGAACCAGCTTGCGGGGTGCGGGCAGCGGTCCCCGCCGTCCTGAAAGTAACGGTAAGCAGACGGCCAGGATTCAACGCACTCCCTGAATTGGTTGGTCTTGTCCAGCAGGTAGGGGAGGTCGTGCTTCTTGAGGGCCAGGCTGATCGCCCGCAGCGCGTCCTCCTTGCCGACCTTTTTCGGGTAGAGGGCATAGACCTGTTCCGCATCTGGCAGGACTTCCGCCTTTTTGCGCCCCTTTATGGCCTTAGCGTGGCACTCACAGGCCAGCTCGACCACCTCCATGCTGACAAGCCGCCGGCCCATGGCTTTCGCCTTGTCGGTGCAGGCGGCGATAAGTTGCTCGCGGAAGGCCATTGTCAGGTGTCCAGACCGCAGCGGCGGCGGAGGTTGGCAATGTGGTCAATGTCGTCTGCAAACATCAAATTGCCGGGGCGGGGGAGGTGCTCCAAGTCCTCCGCGTTCTGCTGGTCGCGGTAGGCGATGCACGAAACGGCAAAGTCGGTCATGGACGAACTCTTACTTTCCCAATGCTCGCGCCAGAGAGCCTTAACGGCCTCCTCATCCTTCTCCCGCTGCGTCAGTTCCTTCTTGGGCGGGGCGGGGAGGGTGGCGGGCTGCCAGTGGGTGATGTCGGGGTGAACCGTGTCGCCCTTCAGCTTCACATGAACCTCGTGGTTCCAGTCCTTGGCGAAAGCCCAAATCGGGAAATCCTCCCATGTCGGCTTCTGCTCGCTCATCTTAATCCATCCGTCGTTGTTTGTGGTCATAAAGGGGTGGGGGTTAGACCAGCAGGCCGATTGCGCGGGCCTTAGCAGGGTTGGCGTGGACCCAGTTGTGAGCCTCGCGGCTGATCGCCATGAAAAGCGATTCATCATTAAGCTTGTCACCAATACGTCCGGCAAGGTGGTGCAATTCCGTAGCTCGCGGCGTATATTTCGCCAAGCTGGGCCAGATAATCCCCCAAGCCTCACAGAAGGGGTGGGCTTGCAGGTAGGCCACCCGCTTCTTGCGATAGATCGCCAGTTGCTTCGCCCTCTTGGTGGAGGTGGCGGGGATGCGCTTGCGCTTGGCCTTCCCCTTGGGCTTGCGGGCGAGCCAGGTTTTAAGATCGGGTTGCATGTTAGGGGGTGGGGAGCTTAATCCAGTCCTCAATTTCGTTGTGAACGTCTAAGCAATACATGAGGTGCTCGCCGTTGTCTCCGTCGCCACCTTTACGCCATTGAAAGTAATTATTGCCGTAGAGTTCATCTATCTCGCACAGCGTTTTGAATAGTTCAACAGAGCGGGGATGGTGCGGGATTCCCTGCTCCCATCGTTTGCCAACGTCTGTTTCAATAGGCATAATTTTATTTAGTTGATCGCCACGACCACAGCCCACGCCATGCAGAAAAGCCCCCACCCCCAGAACACGCCGGCAAGCCGGTCGAGTTCCCTGTCAGTTTTCCAGCGGGTGAAGTAGGCTTGAGCCTCCAGGCAGAGGAAGCCAATGGAGAAGCAGGCTACGGCAAGGAGCATGAAGGGGAGAGGTGAGGTCATGGGGTGTATCCGTATTTGATGTTGAAGGCTTTGGTTTCCGCTTCCTCCTGCTCCCGCCTCTTACGATCTTCGGCTTCCCACATTTCAAGCAAGTCCTCGAAAGAACGAAGTTTGGCAAAAGCGGCGGGGCGGGGTGGGCGTGCGGGTAGTTCGGGCGGCAGGGGGGCAAAGCGGCGGTTGGCTTCCCGCTGGTCGGCGATGCCCCGCCAGTAATCGGTGTTTTTCTGATCGCGTTCGTTGCTCATTAGAAAGGAACGTCCGCTTCCTCGCCACCGGGAGCCTTGGCGCGTGACTCGCCCGTCTTTTCGGCTTGTGCAGCGTCCAGCGCGGCGCGGAAATCCAGATCCTTTTGCGGGATGCTCCCCTTAAACTCCTTGGGGGTATAGTTCGCAGCCCACCACAGCAGATCCTTCTCGGCCATGTCGCCAAGGGTCTGGCCGGCGTATTTCTTGATGAAGGGGGGAACCGTGACGGCCCGCCAGCCGTTCTCGTTTCCAGCCGGAGCAGGGTCGCGGGGAACCTGGACGGGCTTTGGCGGCGGGAGGTTATGCGACGAACCGGAGCCGGTAGCATAATGCACTTGCACGCTTGCCTGTGCGGGCTTGGCAGCAGGCGGGCGGCTCGCGGCCTCCCCGTCATCATCCTCGTCTGCCACGATGCCAAGGATTGCCGCTAATGAGTAGCGGCGGGCATACGTGGCGGCACTACCGGCCCCCTGCGGGTCTGCCTTGCTGGGCGTCATGCTGATCGTCCCGGCAATCCACTGCCCGGAAGTGTGGAGAAGGGTGGTCGTCAGGTCGAGCCGATGCCCGTCCGTGGCCTCAAAGGTCTGCACGATGGACAGCCCGTTGGGGGCGAGCACCTCGCGGGCGGCATCCCATACGCTTTGCAGCGTGGCATACTGGTTGCGGAAGTGGGGGTTCGTCGCGTCCTTCTTGGCTGCGTTAAGGGAGGACTGAGCGGCAGCAAGAGCCTTCGCCAAGTCTTTGATTTCTGCGGATTGTGGCATGGTTGGTTGGGTTAAAGTTCAGCCGGACGACCCCGGTATTCGTGGCGGTGGAGTTTCGAGAGGCGGGCCAGTTCATCCTGGACTGCCTTGGGGCTGGCGGTGGGGAGGGTCGTGGGGCGGGTGGTGAAGGTGTGCAAGTGACCGCAGGGGTGAGCCTCTAGCAGATACTCAAGGCCGATGGCCCAGCCCTCCCTTGCACATGGCGTCTCAAAGCTGTGCGTGGGGTGGGTCACAGCGGAGCCTCCAAGCGGTAAAAACTGTGCCGGATGCCGTTTACCGTCTCCGTCTTGTTACGGATGTTGCAGCCCCGGTCCCGAAGCTCGCTGATACGCGAGTGGATCACATATGAGCCCGACACATCAGCCAGTCGCGGCATCGCCACCCACTCGCCAAGGTTGGCTTGCAGGCAGTCTAAGACCTTATCGGCCTGAGTAAGCGTTGCGCTCATTGCTGGACCCTCCCCAGCCGAATGACCGCCGCCCAGCGTTGCGAAGCCTCGTAAGCAAGGACCAGCAGGGCCGGCCCGAAGGTGATAGCAAGGATCAGTGTGTTCATGGTGTGGTGGTTTCGTTGCAGATTTTACGCAGGACTAGCCAAGCGTAGAAAGACTGGAGGAGGAGGGCGTGCTTGTCGCCCCGCTTCGCCCGCATCTTGGCGGCGATCCGCTCTAGGGCGGCGATGTGTCGGGTGGCGTTTTTCATGGGGTGAAATTACTCAGGCGATTTTGCCATGTTGAAGCACAGTGGCAATGGCTCGCTCAAGACGCTTATGCGCGCCTCCCAAAACAATGCCGTTTTCGTCTGAAATTGTCCAATAAGCGAAATCCCTCCAACCGGAATCGGGCCTCTTTCGTTTTGCGGTCCAGCCATTGCGTAGCCGATATTCGGAAAAGATTTGTCCGACACGCAAGCGAGTCTTGCCGGCGGCAAGTGCCAAAACCTCTGGACTACTTTCCGAAAACTGCAATGCAGTCGAGGCATCGGGAGAATCCGTTTGAGTGGTCATGTGCCGAGAATACCACACCGCCCCGCCCCCGCCTAGTCGGGAGTTCTGCCCAATTTGTAATAGGGGGAATGCCCTAGTGCTTTGGGCTTGCGTTGGCCTGTGCGATTTGCTTTGTGCTGGCTTGCTGGTGGCGATGGTAGCGGAGCACAGGACCGGGAATCCCCAGTCGGCCCGCGAGAGTAGCAACGCCGGCCCAATTTCCCGATTAGCAGACAGGCGGGGCCACTCTCGAAAGGGGGTGGCCCTTCTGCTTGGTTTTCCCGCCGCAGTTCAAACCTGGCTTGATCTATTGCACGCAAACCAATCAAGCACAGGCTCAGTCCTTAGTTATTTTGGCGTAGGTTTTGCGATAGCCCGTTTTCACTTTCTTTGCAGACCTTCCCCATAGGAGACTTTAACCCGAAAGGAGTATGCCACGCCAAAATAAATCTTGACGGGTGTTCCAGCCGCCCCGCAGCCTCGCGCGCATCCTTCCGCTGAAAGGTCATAAGAGAGAACGAGTCCTCGGCTCCGTAGCGTAGCGAAGGAACGAGGGCCAAGCGCAACCTGCCAGGATCGCCAGCCGGCAGAAGGTCCGCTGCGCGCTGGCAAGCGCTCGGAACACCCCCGCCGGCCAGCCTCCCCAGCAAAAAGCCCGCCCCAGCTAAGGGACGGGCCTAGATCGGGACGCCAGGGGGTCAGGAATCGCCCTGCGGGGTGCTCATGGCTGCTGCGTGATGGCGCGGAGCTTGGCGAGGGCGGACCTGAGCGAACCGGTTGCGGATGAATCCACAAAGCCGGGGGCCGCATCGTGCGCCGTTTCCAACTCCTCCACCGCCCCGCTGTCCCTGACCATCCTCGCAGCCTCAAGTGCGGCGATGCGGCGGGCGGCGGTGAGGATGATGGCCTCACATTCTGTTCTATGGCGAGCAAGGGATTGCTCCCAGTTTTCCATGAGGCTTTGGTTGTTAGACGATGTGCATTTATACACACAATCGCGGGCCGCCTCCTTGGCAATCTCCTCGGCGGTCTGGGGTGGGGTGCTCATTTGGTTTTCTTGGGTTGGGTGATGCCGATGGCGGCGAGAGCCTTTTCTGCAATAACGCCAATTTCTCTCTCTGTGATGATGATTGCTACTTTTCTGGAATATGAATTAACCTGCCCCTTAATCTGCTCAACCATCGCGTCGTAAGCCTCGGGAGTGGCGGGGATGTGCCAATACTCTCCCCCGCCTTGCGACCAGCACTTCATGGCCTTAACCTTCTTGGTGCTCATGGCTTCGCCTCCCCGTAGATGGTGGCGAGCACGGCGCGGGCGTTGCTGGAATAAAGAAGCGGGTTGTCGCCGCACTCTGAGTAGCAAAGCGTCCAAGCCAGTTGCTCCACCTGCTCCTCCCTCGTCATGGAGAGAAACTTGTGGGCCTTCACCATCTGCTTCGCGTGGGCCTTGCTGGCGGCGGGGAGGACGGCGGAACATCCGCCCGTGCCTTGCTTAATGTCCTCGGCAAAACGAATGATTGTCGCCCTGTCCAGTTTAGGCAGCTTGGCGGGCGGTGGGGTGCGGGTGCTCATGGCTTCGCCTCCTTGGGAAAGAAGTAGGTGACGGCGATCAAGCCGGCCCCGACCAGGACGCCCAGCAGGTTGCCCCCTAAGAGGCCATTGAGGGCGATCAACGCCCCCGCGATGCGGAATATGGATGCGACTATTTTCATGTGTATTGGGTTTTCGGTGGGGAATGTAACAGATTGCGAGCCCCCATAAAAGGGAAACATCCCCCTTGTTTTGTAATGAGTGCTTGACGCGCTGCCCCTGCACCCTTAGCAGTTCTCCTACATGAATAGGCCGTTATTTTGGACAGTTACCGGGAGCGACTTTGGACGCTCTATCAAGTGGGCTAAGACTTGGCGCTCCCCACTCACTGAGGCAATCAAGAAGCTGCGCAAATGAAATCCTGGCAACAGGTCGGTGGCTTCTTCAATTACCCTCACGTTTACGACGAGGCTATACTTCGCGCCAAGGACGGCGACACCATAGTCGAAGTCGGTTCATGGCTGGGTCAGTCAATGGCCTACCTCGCCCAAAACCTCACCGCCCGCAAGCAATGGAAGGGCAGACTCGTTGCCGTTGATACCTTCCGAGGGGAAACCAACCAACCCGCCCATTATTCCGAGGTGGAGAAGCTAGGGGGAAGCGTTCGCCCCGCCTTTGAGCAAAACATGAAGGACTGCGGGGTGGCTGAAATGATCGAGGTTATTGAAGGCGATTCCGCCCTGTCATCCGACCACTTTACAGACGGCGAGTGCTCCTTTGTGTTCATCGACGCTGCCCACGACACCGAATCCGTAGTGCGGGACATCCTCGCGTGGCTCCCCAAGATGAAACCTGGCGGTGTGATCGCCGGCCATGACTACCAAGCGGAGAGCGTTTACCGTGCCGTTTATGAGTGCTTGGCGGCAGTAGGGTATTACGTTTCCGGCCCCTGCTGGCTTATGCAGATGCCCCTGAACACCACCCCCGCCCAATGGAGAGAGGGAATCGAGAAGGGGAAGCAGATACGCGCAGCCAAGGGACTCACCCCATGAGTCAAACCATCTACTCACAGGCAGAGGAGCAGGAAGTGATCACCAATTACTTCGCCGGCAGGACTGGTCGCCTCCTGGACATTGGGGCACACGACGGAAAGCAGTATTCCAACTCCCTCGCGCTGATCGAGGCCGGCTGGGGTGGGGTGTTGGTCGAGCCAAACCCCGCCTCCATGACCAAGCTGATCGCCCTCCACGGGAAGAATGAGAAGCTTTGCCTAGTCAATGCATCGGTCACGGTGAAGCCCTACCTCCTACTTGAGTTCTGGGCATCGGATTCCGCCGCCTCCACCGCAGTCGAGGGGTATAAGCAAACCTGGGAAAAGAAGCACAGCCTAGAGTTCGCCCCTATAATGATCCCGCCCATCACCCCAGAAACGCTTATCACGGTCACAGGGGTAGTGGATTTCGTCACGATAGACGTAGAGGATAACAACCTCGGGCTGGCGGAAGCGATGAAAGGCTACCTCTCCCGCGCCCAGATGGTTTGCGTCGAGCATAGCTCTTGCGGGAACACCTGCGCCCCTCGGATGCGTGAGATTTTTGAGAAGGAAATCGGCTTCACCATGCTCTTAATGACCGCCGAAAACTTCATCTTTGCCCGATGAGCAACAGCGAGACAAGGGGGGAACTCCACGAATACTACCGCATCCTTGGCCCCACCAAGGAGGATGAAGCCGCCACCGCAATCAACGAGCTGGTCGCTGACCTTGGCCCCGCCGCTGTCGTTAATGGCGTTCACAATAGCAAAATCGCCACCCTCGTCAGCCAAACCTCCCACTCCCAGAACGCCCAGGGAATCGCCGTGATGATCCTCGCCCGCATCATCGACGCCACCGACCCCCGCAAGGAAGCCGACATTATGGCCTTATCTTGCGGCCTCCTCCTCCGCGAAGGCACGACCATGACAGACGTTGCCAAGAAATACGGGGTTACAAAGGCCGACATCTCCAAGTCTGCCGTCGAGTTCTGCGAACGTCTTGGCCTCCCCCCATCGCATGTCATGCTTTCTGAGGAGTCACGCGAACGCTACAAGATCACCAACCGCCGCAACCATGGAATCAAATGAGTAACAGTAACCTAATCACCATCAACCAGGTCGTTTCCCTCGCCGGGGCTGACTTCACCCGCAATTCCCTCTCCATCGCCAAGGACGCCACCCCAAAGCAGCTTAAGCTCATCGGTGATTTCCTTACCCAAGTAGGGGACGCAGAGGACTGGTGGAAGGCTGACTATGCCAAGACCCTAGCAGACCGCAACGCCCCCGACAAAGCCCGTGTCATGTGCCAGGAACAGGGCATGGAGCAAGCCAGCTTCGACTTCTACCTGTCCGCCTCCACCCTGTTCCCCCTATCCCTTCGCCTCCCCTCCCTGTCCTTCGACCACCACAAGGAAGCACTCATAGGCACCGACTACAACCAAGCCCAAGCCCTTGAATGGTTACAACGTGCTGAGGCTGAGGAGTGGGACGTTCCCGCCCTCCGCAAAGCCATCCGCCAATCAAACGCCATTTACAAGCCAGACGCCCGCCCCCCCACTGGTAATGGCTATTCAGCTATGATCGATGCTGAACGCTGGGCACGCACCCAGGCCAAAGAGATCGCATCTTATACCCCTGACAGGGCTAAGGCCATCCTCTCAGACATCACCCATCTAAGGGAGTTGATCGACAAGCTGGAGGCCATTGCCAATGCAGAGGGATGACATGAGACAGAACA